GCTGCTCTGGCTTTCTTGTCTTGATGTGTACGATTATCTTCACACCAAGGACATCCTCCATGAGGTCTGCAGGTAGCATCCCATGCAGCAGCGCCAATATAGTTCTTTCTGTGTTCTTTGCAGTATTTAATCGCTTTATCAAGACTCATAGTACTAGAGGTTCGTGGTTAATCATGTCGTATATACGCCATGTTTCTGTTTTGGTTCTACCTAACAACTCGTACGCGCTATTAAGTTCTGCTAAGGCTTGTGTTGCGTTAGCTAGTGTACAATACGACCAGCCTGTCTTATCTTTCCAGCGTTTACGGGTATAGGGTCTTATAGCTTCTTTCACCAGTATGAACTGAATCTTGAACCTTTTGATTGTAGCCATAAATTTATACTCCTATCGTTTAAATAATCCACCAATGAAGTGGAAAAATATTAACCCTAATATCCATCCCAGTATAAATCCCGATACCGTAATACAAAGATTTAACGATATGTCTTTAGCCAGCTGATATTCTAATTCAGTCATACTATTTCTCGTCTTCTTCTAGTTCTTTCTCGTAGTTTGCTAGTTGATCTGCGTCGAATTGCTCGGCTGCATGCGTTGGGCACAGTGTGCGATGCCAGCCCATACGATATGTTTTGCCTGGGCAGCCACATTCTTCGCAGGTAGTCGTACTCATGACCTCTGCATATGTAGTAACTGCGTTGCTTACATCATCCACATTGTAGAGATAAAATCGTAGGGTTCCGAACTTTTCTTTGATTTGCGCCACTTTGGGTAGGTTTTCTTTTGCCTCCTCGAGCTTAACCACACATTTAGCTTTTTGCTTTTCCAGTTCAGTCTGTGCTTCTTCTTCAGAAACAACTTTGTCTCCGTAGCTTGTTCTCTTGGCGTACCCAGGCACATCTTCCAGCTGCTGCTCGATAATATTTAGATACCATTTTGCATTAGCGTATCGTTGGTATAAGACAAAGCAGGCATTTTCAATGATGTCATACCAACCAATATTGCACTCAAATCCAAACATAGCGTATGGTGAGCGTTTATCGGTAGCACCAAACAACTCAGGATATTTTTCAACAATTTTCTTATATTCTTTCATAATTTATTGCACTCTTAAACACTCTATTGGAATATGAGGAAGCTTGTTATGCTGCCACCATACACTACCATCATATTCTTCTCTACTCAACCACGTACCATCTTCCAACCAAACCACACCAAACAATTCTTGACCGCCGAAACCACTATCATAGCCAAAATTTAGCTTATTCAAAAAGCTTTCTAATTCTGCTGAATCGTATCCAACCTTAAGAGTTATAAGTGTACGAGGCTCCTCCCAGTCTGCACCATATTCAATATAAGCACACAAGAGCCTGGCGCAGGGTTCTTCTAAACGACGTAGTAATTCTTGTTTAGCGTTCATAGTTTATTCTAGTTCTTTTTGTTTATCTTGTTCCATATAAAGAGCAACCAATTCTAATAATCTATCCATGCCTTCGAATGCTACTACAGATTGATTGTGAAAGATGTCTATCAATTCGCAATGAGCATTACTATCTTCCTTAATTCCTAAACCCTCAAGAACTTTCTTTTCAATCTCATCAACAACTTTATAATGTTCCATGATGCATTTTCTTGCATCTAGGATGATCTGCTTCTGCTGTTTAGTTAATTTGTGGCTCATATACTGATGCTTTAAACGTGTCTAGTTCACTTTTAGGATCTGCTGATGTGAGTAGTTTGTATGCTAGGTCGTATACAGTTTCACTGTTTTCGATACCGTTTGTAAGGTCTCTGAGAACTCCACTAAACCTGTCCATGGTTTTAATCTCAGATCGAATGTTTACCAACTCTTCCTTACCTTCATTGTCTACACGAACTTTAGTCATTTTTACATGACCCTTCTCGTATAGGAAGTTTAGTTTGCTTCCTATTTCTACACCACCATGTAGTTTTACAAGGAACACAGGTAGTCCACGAACTGGCCCGTGCACCACGTTACGCTGATCGTTTACGATTTGATCTAGATTATCCGCTGTCACATCAAGCGTTATGTACTCTCGCGGCAGGTCGTACTTAATCGTTTTCAACTTTTCACCATCATAATAGTACAATCCTGGTTTAACGGTCTCGTTAGCTGCGGTTACACCAAGACTGCCACAATAGCCCACGAATAGCTCTTTATCGCAGGCTATGTCATGATAGCGCATTTCTCGACGAATATGAATATCGCCAAGAAACACACCCTGCATCGAACCGCAGTGATTGCCTAGATCTAGATCTTTTAACGAGATCTTTTTCTTCTCATCACAGAACGGCCAGAGTTCAGGGATCTGCTGATGCATGAATAGGAACTCAACCGTGTCTTTATCACGTTTGCGCAATTCATGGTTGAGCAGTTCGATTACATCCTGCGGATTGTCGCTATAGTCCACACCAGCAAACTCAGCCACGGTGTTGATATCCTCAAACCCACATACCTGCTCCCAGGTACTGCCACAGACAGGCTTGCTATGGTCGCCAGCAATTGCTACAGGCTTTACGTTGTGTTTTTTTAATCGCTCTAGTTCACCGGTGACGAATCTAATCGTATCGCTGCTAGGCTTATTGTTGTCGAACAAGTCACCTACACTCACAAGATAATCAACTCCTCGCTCAATAGCAGTGTCAATTACAAGGCTGAATAGAGTTCTGTTGTCCTTCTCAAGTTCTGGAATATTGTACAGTTTACTTTCCAGATGCTGATCGCTGAATGCAATAAATGTCATATTATATTAGTGTGTTGTCCATATTCCGTAATTACTTTATCGCTGAGACCAAAATCAAGTGCCACCTCGAATAACCTAGCCAACCACAGATCGCACCCAATTCCGTCGTGTATATTCTGTAATTTTGAAATAAGTTTATTGTGCTTGGTTGAGATTCCAGCATCCAACCTATCAAGCATGTCAGTCCATGTAAATCCTTCCATCAGCTCGTTGTTATACTCATCGTCACCGATAAGACAACCTGCAGCGCATTTGAGTCCACTATATCCTCTATACACGCAAGTACCATTGAGCATTGACTGTTCGTTCTGCGTTAACATATGCTCGGCAACCTGATCAAATACTTCTTGAGTGGTTGCTTGTTCCAGTGTTTTTAGCGTTATTTTAGTTTTCATTAAGGTTATTTTTCTGTGATATATTTGAACACGCTATAGCCCAGCTCGTCTGATGCGTAGTAGGCTACTCCAGCTTTAATAGCCTTTCTCTGCTCCGCTATGTGCTGTGTCCATGCACCCAAAAATATAAGCATAAAGGCGAGTATAACCACTATAATTGATTCTTTCATTACGTGATTATCCCTTCTGATAGTTGAGCGTCTTGCCAGGTTTTAACAACTTTGTAAATGTCTACATCTAGTCTTTTTGACGCAAACCGCAATATACGCAGATTAGGCCAAGCAAAAATACGAACATCTAGAATGTCATTCAACGCTTGTTGTGGTGATTTTCCCTGCATCACCCAAGCAATTATGCCTATAGCTGTGCTTCGACTGATACCTGCAAAACAATTAACTCCAAGGTTATACTCTTTGTCACTAGCTACGAAAGGCTCTAGGAAAGAGATGATGTTGTTTACATGTCTTTCGCTTGGTCCTTCGGCTTCGAGTCGCTCTTGTATGTATGCACTGTCATCTTGATCACTAAAATCTCTGAATAATTGATAGAAATATCTGACCCCTATTTTACCGAACCGCATTTTCATCTTTTTAACGACCTGCTCATCCTCAGGGTCGACAGCAGAAATCCAGAGATTTTGCTGCAGGTCCGACTTAAAGGGCATATCCTTTGCCTCACTCAATGATGTGATAATTACTGATTTAATCATATGTCCAACTTTCTAGGTTGTTCGGCAAGTGCGCGAGGCGCAGCCTTTTCTTTCTTCTTGGGTTTCGGAGCAGTACTTGCAAAAATACCGGCCAATGCAGGTATATCGATGTTGTCGCCGTCGTCAGGAAAACCATAGCCGTCCTTGCATTTTCCAGCCACAATAGCCTCAAACATCGTCTCGGCAAACTCAATGTGCTCTGTCTTCATTCTGTGTCGTCGAGTAAGCACTTCTTGTGTTCTGCGCCCGTAGTGTGCGTACACATTAAACATGCCTTCGTCTTCCAGAATTTCAACAATATAAACTTTGTCCTGTTCCGGGTGGTGTAAAATCTCTAGATTCGCTCTGATCATAAATCAAAAAGGGGTGCCCACCAAATTACTAGTGAGCACCCCATAGTGTTAAGGTTAGTTTCTTGCGAACTCTTCCTCAATTTTTTTATTGAGATATTCGCGCTCGGCTTCAATTACTTTGCTGCGAATTGCGTTAGCTGCGATCACATAACCTTGTAGATCTGTAGCTACCCAACATTGCAGGTTTTCATCAAATTCAACATGTGAAACACGCTGAACTTTTTTAGGTCCTAGTGATGTAAGCTTGTCTAGCAGGTTGTCTGCAAGACCGCTGATATTTCCTTCTTTGCTGATGTATATTACAGATGCCATTTGATTTTAGTGAGTTGACCGTTCTCTATTGTCGAGCTCAACGGGTTTGTTGATTTCGTCTGTGAGTACTCTAGTGCTTTCGTCAGCGCTACCCAGAGCCTTTTCCAGGTTCCTTGTAACTTCCAAGCACGAGGAACCATACCCTTCAACTTTTTCAACAAGTACGTTACCTTCCTTGTCGATTTTAAACGTCATTTTCTTAGACATATAGCATTGATTCTTTCAAGAAGCGTCCTGTGTTGTCGTATGCAAATTTGATACGCACTGTGTGTGATTTCTCTCTAGGACACTGCACAACGTATGTTACCACTGCGGTAGCTGTATTATTGTCTTCTTCAGAAGGCACGATCTGATGATATGGGATGTGCATTTCCCATCGCATAGGTTTTTCACCTGATGGCGTTTCACAGTCTCGTGCTAATGTTTCTTTAAGCGAACGAGCCAATTTTGATTTGAGACCATCAAAGTCTTTGTTAAGTAAGATTGCCATATTATTATTCCGCCACTACCACTAATTCACCTGATGCTAGTTCTGAGACTTTATAGGATAAGTCCTCATACTTTAGCTGTTTTTGCAGCTCGCTTAGAGCATACCCTTGCTTGATGTCTTTTAGATTACTGCCAAGCTGCTTTCCAATGCTATGATCAAAGAAATCGCAAACAAAGTAGGCAGTCCCGTCAGAATCAAGATTGACGCCGACATCATATCCTCCAGGCTTTGGGTTTTTAGCTACGTATTGATGAACCTCGTTTCGTCGAGGATCACTAGGATATGTATTGCACTTTTGGTTTTCCACAATCTTCCAACCACGTTGCTCGAACTGAGCTAGTAGGTTTGAGATGTTGGTAAAGGCTGTTTTGATATTTACTGCGTGACTCATAGTATTGTTACTTTGTCGTAGGTGCCTGCAAGCTGAAGTTTGAGTTCGACTACTTCTTTTGTGTCGAATGTAGTCTCCATAAGCGTTGCAAAGTCCTTGTAGGTCATCTTGATTGTGTCTTGCACGTTGTCTTTTATCAGCATGATTTCAATTTCTGTTTCAGATATGTGAACAATATCGCCGTTTGCCACCTCAATGTATGGTAATACGATTTCATAGCTGTCTCCTCTGAACTTTACAGAGAGCGTGTCGTAGCGTGGGGGCTCTGCAAGCAGATTGTCTTCTTCTTTGTCGTTGTACATTTAGATTTCTAATTTACGGAAATATTCTCCAGACACGTTTGCTACGTCGGAGAGGCTCTTAGCCTGATCAACTACAGATGATAGGTGCTGCCTGAGCAGCCCTAGCGCGTCCTTGTCTTTGTCGAAATTATGTTCACCATTGAGCATTTTCTCGACTTTAGCTAGTTCTGTTTCGATAGCTTTGTCGTCCACAAAGTTCATATCTTTGAACTCTTGAATTTGCTTTAGTAATGTCTTGATATTGGTTTCAGACACTACTTCACGCTTGTTGATCTTATTCAAGGCTACCGAGCAGTGCTCAATAACTTTAGAGCGAAGCGTGTTTGTCACCTCACCCACAAAGTCATGAATCTTGCTCATGTGTGTATCAAGTTGTTTTTTGTACTCTTCCTTGTGCGCAGTCAATGCTTCTTGTTTCACCACAGCCACAGCTTGTTCACGATCGATCTCACCCTGCAGATCAATTTCTTTAAACTCTGACGGCAGGGCAATCTCAAAGGACACAATATCAAAATGAAACTTCTTTTTGAGATTTGCTACACTGGGATAGTAGCTCTCAAGGTTCTCAATATTGACAGTGTCTGTGTGTCCTTTGTAGTACTCAAGAGCCTCAGCTTTATAATCTTCATATTTTTCAATGAACTCGTCTACCATCTGTGTGTACTCTGCCTTCATCTCAGTCAATTTAGTGAACACCTCGATATACTTTGTTTTAGGTACAAAGTGCGCCTGGTTGACTAGAGGAAAATCAAACGAATTGCTGTATAGATACTTCCTGGCCTTTTGCTCAAAGGTCTTGAACTTGTTGTATACTGCAGGCTTGATTAGCATCTTCTTCCCAAGCTTGATTGTCTCGGGTAGCTGCTTGTCTAGCTTAATGTCCTCTTCAGTGAGGTTATAGCTCATTCCCCACATACCGATGTGAATCAGTGTGAGTCTTCCGTCCTGAAATACTTTGTCATAGTAGTTCTGGAGGGTTTCCGTGATTTTGTATTCGTTACTCATATTATTCTTCGTTACCAATTGCAATACTCAACTTACGCATTGTTTTTTGGACATCCGCCACAGGATCTCCTTTACTCGTAACCATCACAAGCTTACCTTGTGCCTGTTTACGCATCATTTTTAGGTCTTCTTCATGGCTCACTGCAAACGGAATAAATTCCGCTAATACTTCCATGACATGACTGTCTGTTACTTCTTCTTTGTTATCAAACGCCTTGTACAAGGCATCCTTGAACACTTCTTCGATTTCTGCACCAGTGAAGTTTTCAGCTCCGTTAACAAGTGTCTTCAGGCTGAAGTTCAATGGATCGCGCCCGTACTTTTTGATTACCACATTAAAGATCTCTCGACGCTCTTCGGCTGTAGGAAGGTCTACCCAGAACAGCTGGTCGAAGCGACCCTTACGAATCAATGCTGGTGGCAATAGCGTGTGATTGTTTGTGGTTGCTACAATGAATGCTGGATTCTTGCGGTCATTTAGCCAAGTAAGGAACGTGCCAAAGATCCTTGAGCTTACGCCTGAGTCTCCGCCACCGCTTACTGCGTTGTTACTAAGAGACTTCTCAATCTCGTCAATTAGAATGACACACTTACCAATACTCTCAACCGTCTTAATCATCTCACGCATATTCTTCTCGCTGTTACCTACCAGTGAGTCAAACATACTACCGATATCCAATGCAAACAAAGGACAATCAAATTCCTTTGCGATTGCCTTGCAAATCAAAGACTTGCCTGTACCAGGAACACTTGCCAACAGCATACCTTTAGGCATTGGTAGATTATATTCCCTAGCTTCTTTGGAATAACCGTCTTTACGGGCGGTGAGCCACTTCTTCAATCCTTGCATACCGCCAACGTTATCAAACGATACGTTGGGTTCCATATATGTAAGCAGTCCGCCTTTTTTAAGTTGAGCGATCTTTTCCTGGAACACAGCGTTCACGAACTCTTGATTGAATTCTTTTGCTGTGATGATACCTAGCGAGAAAGCGTTCTCAACCTCGCAGTGAGTCATGCCTTTCGCGGCCTCTACAGCCGCTTCCGCAACGCTCTCAGTTAATGGTAATTCAGGCTTTTCTGCGGCAGCGCGGCCACCATTAACAGAACCTACAATATAGTCCAAGCGCTCACGAACAGCTTCGGAGTCGGGCAGGCTATAGTCTAGTAATTGAATCTCCTTTATTAGCTCGCCAGGCACATTGAATTTATGCCCTACAAACACAACCATATTATTCAAGCTTTTCAACCAATTCCAAGCATTCCTGAGAAGTCGGATATTGATCACCTTGTCAAAGTGAAGATGAAAATCTTTTAGAATAAAGATGTTGTTCTCTTGTCGATACCTGGACAGATACTCTAATAGATCTGTGGAGGTTGCTGTGCTTGCTGGGTGTGGAGTGTCGTTAACCCCTGCATGATGCTGCAAGCCTCGTTGAGCGTCCCAAACATGTACAGAGACTCGTGGGTGCGTGGCTACCATACTTGTGACCTCTTGAGTGAGTCGGCTTTCTTCGTGGGTAAGAACGAAAAGACCAGGATATGAGGCTTTGTGATAGTTTGCTAGTTTATTAATGAAGTTCATGATTTTGTGTGGATGCTATGAAGTTATTTTTCTTGATCTGCTTTGATAGTTCGCATTCTTGGACGTTAAAGAAGCCCAGAATGTCTGATATCATCGAGTGATGTATCGTTATGCCAGCTCTGCTTGCTCTGGCTCTGTAATATTGCACCTGAGACGGGTGCATATTCTTTTCTATCCAGCGTACTGCAGTAAGCAATACGTGCTCTGCTGGAGGTGGCGGTTTTACCTCCTCCGGCTTTTTTACTTGCGGACTTTTTTCAGTCTGCTTTACCTGCGAAACCTTTATTGCCGTTTTCAGACTTGGTTCGACACAGGCAGGTTTAGGTTTGTTTTTAGCTCCTTTTGGTCTCCCTTTGTGTTTAACCACAATAGCAACTACAGGAGCTGTAGGTTGCTTAGGCTTGTTTTTTGCTCCTTTTGGGCGTCCTCTACGCTTTAGGGAGCAAACGGCTAATTCAACGGCTTTCGTCTTCGTAGTCTGAGTCTTCCCTGTCTTCAGGGTAGTTCTCGAGACCTTTCTTTCTAATTTGCCTATCATGTGATTTGGCTACATCAGTATAGTACTTATCTTCTAGCTTGTTGTTTTCGATGCGCTGATACTTATTAGCTCTATCTTTAACTTGGTATTTACGAATGGTCTTACTCATAATACCTACAAGCATAGCACGATTAGTTATCTTTGTAGACTCTATAATGCTTTTTTCTCTTGTAAGCTTTTGAAGTATCAAAGATACTAGCTAATGCCCCTAGCGATTCTTCAAAGAAGCTAAACAAGCTTGTTGTCGGTTGTTGTGCATTTTTTTCTTTTCTATTTTTCCTGTTGCGGTGATGACGACCCATAATAAAATTACAGACACTATTGAGAAACTGCTTCGGAAGAATAATCCGAAGTCTGCGTTTCTTGCTCGACAGCTGATTTTTTCGGTACTGCCTCCCTCTCATTTTGTCGAGAACTACTTGTATGATAATGAAGGACGGCTGCAAAAATTGGATGCTTTCCCGATGCTGAAGCATATCTATGATAATATGCCTCAGAAGTTGTTACTTAAATGCAGTCGTAAAACACTAAAGTCTACGATGATTAGTAACATTATTTGTCTTAATTTGATTAGATGGAATTATTTTAAAATGATGTACGTCGGGCCCCAGGAGCTAACTACTAAGTATTTCTCAAGTAATTATATACCCCCTAGGTTTGAAAGCCCAAAGATTAAAAATTTGTTGGTAAAAGGATGGTTTAAAAATGATGTGTTTGAAAAGATTTTGGATGATACGCATAGTAGTGTGTTGTTTAGGTATGTAAGTGATGATGCTACTCGAACTCGTGGACCTGCCATCGATGAGGTTGTGTACGACGAAATCCAGGATATTCAATACGATCAAATACCCATCATTCAAGAAACGATGGCGATGAGCCCATACAAACGAGAAATATTTGCAGGCACCCCATTGGATTCTACAAATACAATTCAGAGAATATGGAACTCAAGCAATCAACTTGAATGGATGATGAAGTGCACAGGATGCAATCATTGGAATTCTTTGACAGAAGGCAATGATCCATTAAAGATGATTCAACCTCATGGGTTCAGTTGTAGCAAATGTAGTAAGGTAATTAGTTCTAGATATGGTGAGTGGGTAAGTATGAATCCTAGCAATTCTTTGTTAACTGGCTATCATCTTGCTCAGCCGTTACTACCACATTTCAACGAAGACCCCAAAGAATGGAAAGAAATCTATGAAAAAGTGCATAGCGGTAAAAACGAGATGCGTGTAATCATGAATGAGACTTTTGGGCTCACTTACGATATAGGTTCAAAACCAATTGCAAAAGAAGAATTACTTAAACTCTGCGTGCTAGGTCCACAATTTAATGGTGACGATCATAGAGATCTACCCATATGGCATAATAATAAACATAGATATAGGTTATATACAATGGGGGTTGATTGGGGCGTTAGTATGGCTCAGAGCAGAACAGTAGCCACTCTCGGGGCTGTTCGCGATGATGGTGTCTTTGAAGTATTCATGGCTAAAATCTACAGAGGCTTTGACCATGAGGCACATATTCAAGACATAGCAAACAAAGCTAATGCAGTAGGAGCCTATTGCGTTAGCGATTCAGGACCAGACCCGATTAGAGGAATCAAACTATGTGAGCTTACAAGCCCTCAAAGATCTCAGCTTGCGGCATACAGACGCACAAAAATGATTCAACATTTTGAGGCCGGTACATACGACTGGAGACAAAATCGTTGGGTATTGCACCGCTCTGATGTTATATCTCTAGTTATTCGACAACTTAAAGCCGGGAGAATACTATTTCCTCAGTGGGACGATGTATCTGATTATATGCAGGACATCCTAAATATATTCATAGAGGTCAAAGATGGCCTATATGGTCAAGAGCTTGTTTACGATCACCACCCAAAGCAGCCAGATGATGCTATGCACAGCCTAGTATTTTCGTTATGCGCAGCATACATGGTTATAGGAGACGCCGGACTGATAGGTCCCAGCTCTACAGCCGGTAATGAGCCTATGCTGGCGGACTAGGCTCCGAACCCTACACGGCGCTCAACAGGAGGCTTATAGCCTGTATCTACCTCCATGTTGTAGATGTCTGCCAGTGTGCTGTCTTCTGTTACTTTACCGCTGTCCGCTCCAATAGACTCTGCCAAGCGTTTGGATTGCTTGACGGTGAGCTTTTTAAACTCATAGCTATGACGCAATCTGCCTTTGCGTAGTAATGCAGCGTCGAGCTTTTCTTTCTCTACGTTAAAGGTTGCTACGACGCTGATGTTTAATGCATTGCCAATGAACCCATCTGTTAGATTTAGAATCGTAGATACCACGTCTGAGTTTTCTGATGATTCTCGGGATAATAACGCTTTTTCTGCGTCCTCGATCACAAGGATAATGTCTTTGTTGTCCATAAGCAAAGGAATCATGTCCGGACTTACCAGCTGATTGATCATACCTACAGGAATATAGGCGATCTTTCTCTTTACCTCCCCAGATAACAAATGCTTCACATAAGAGGACTTGCCTGTACCTGGAGGGCCGTGGAATAGGTACAAGCCAGACTTATCGTTATTGAGGCTGTTCACAATCTTTTCGTGTAGCTCTGGGAAGCTCTCGCCGTAGTTTAGCTCAAGGTCCATAGATACTTCGGGCATAGGTAACGCAGTGAACGATAGGTCGCCATAGCTGTTGGCAAGCATATAGATCTTTGCTTTATCTTTAAGCTTATGTCCCTCAAGCAGGTCGATGATTACCTTTGTATGCTCTTTATCACGACAGGCTACACGCACACCCACAGTAAGGTCTTGTAGAGCCTTTTCCTTGTCTGATAGTACCGGTCCTCCGTGCATGATTATGGTGTTATCGTAGAATAATCTATGCCCGTCTTGGGTCTTGTAGGCTATGTTCAGGAAAATACCCTCATATATTGTATCGTCCTCACCTATCCATACCCCTTCCTCTAATAGCCTGTCTCCTACTTTGTTTAGGGTAGAGCAGAACAATTCAAAGTTTTCCTCGATAGGTGCAAGACAAGTCATCTCGAACTCATCAGAAAAACTGAGCATTGTTGGAAGAACGCCATGAATATGATTGTATACATATTCTAATCTCTTTGAATGTGAATCTCCAGGTTTAGCGTAAAAGCTGTTGCCTATAGTTTCACGATTGTTTAATTTGTGCATTGTTTTAAATATGCTTCTATTACTTTGATTTTTTCGTCGAATATTTCTTGGAGTGCTCCGTTCTTTTCGGTGTCGTCTCCTTCACGTTCACGCATGATTGCTTCAGGAAATAACGTTGGTGGTTTATGCATTCCATAGTCGTGGAATATCTGGCCTGCATACACTCTAACTTCAGGAGAAAAGTCTAAAGATTCCCCACGAATCAGATATGCTTCTGTGAGTCCTAGTAAGAGCTCCTCAGCTTCTAATGGGTCCAACTCTTCCAGGTGAGCATGCTGATGATTGAACAGGTGGTTAAACGTCTCAAACACACTTATGAAATTCTCATATGTGTTAGTTGTGAGTAGAGTGATTGCTGCCTGTAGTTTGTCTGATTGCAAATCTGATAACTCACAATCAAAGTCGCGCTGCAATTCAGCTTTCAACACCAAAGGTTCCCACTCAAAGCACTCATTACCGTATTCCTTGATTGCTAGTCGAAGGAGTACAATAGCTGGTGCTTTATCGTCGGAGAGTATTTCTTTTTTAGTCTTCATCCTTTTATTATAGTTTGTTGCGGACATTAGGTCCACTTTGAATACACCCGCTACACCAGCACCCCATCCTTGAAGAACTCTGCGGCTGCGGCCTTGTAGGCAGCATTAATAGCAGGCATCCACGCCAGTATGTGCTCGATCGGTATGCTTTCGTGCAACCTGCCACTAAAATCTACACCAAACGGAGGTCTCAGCACAACTCTAGGTTCTCTAGAAACAGCGTCCGCTCTAAGATGAGGCCAGTCATCGTTACGGGGTGGCTGGTGCTGCAAAGGCTGCACAATTTTAATGGTGCTAAATTCTACAGACGGCCTGTAAAATTCAAGTATAGGTAAATCTGTCTCTATAAGATAATGGTGTCGCAGCTGCTCTCTAGGTGTATGTGGCTCGTCGTGAAAATACCTTCTCAACAAGAAAAGATTAAACTCAAAACGATTTATGCGCTGCTTCTCATATTTGACTATATTGTGCACATAAACAATCACAGGCTTTTGAGACTCAGCAGCCTTTGTGTACATATCTGTTTTGTTTATGTGTAGGCAAAACTCAATACCTCTTTTCTTTAGATATTTGCCGTCCTGCCAGATGATGTGTACGTCGTCTATTGTAAACATAAAAAAAGCCCGTCGGGTTAGGACGGGCTATTTGGTTGCTAGGTTTTGCTGGTTAGTACCCGATGTTTGTTATATCCGCTAGTCCAGAGTATCGAGGATCTGTCGTGTATGGACTTATGTCCTCGCCCGCTGCGTGGACTTTTTTTATTTGATTATGAAGCCAATTAGCGGTCGTAGGTAAGGTAATCACTTTAGACGCCATATATCCTTTGCCTGCTTTTCCTAGAGGTGAGGCATCCTTGAAGCCTTGCACTTGATTTTTAGCAAAATCAATAACGCCTTGGCTTATACGCCCCATAGGGCCTGTCG